AAAATACCCTCATCCGCTTCTTAGCAATTATTTAAGGAACGGAGTTTGTACTTATGAAGCATTTGAAAACAAATCATATAAGTGGGGGGATATTGAAAATTTGGCAAGAGAAAAAAGCGGAATTGAATGGATCGCCGCAGGTTGGAAAAAATCTGATTCGTTGCAAAGGCGAGGGGCGTTAAGCGGTTATGAAATGGAAGCGATTAATAGGAAGTCTAAGAAGTTTTATCCTTTAACAAGTTGGAACGATCCAATTATTATAAAGTACATGAAGATTAATAAATTGCCTTACGTTAAAACATCGGTAAACGGACAATTTGAAGTCGAACTATCTTACAAGAAATTAAACTTCATAAAAGAGAAATATCCAGAAGATTACGAAAAGATAAAAGAACAGTTCCCTTTTTGTGAAACGATAATAAAACGAAAGGAATTATATGATTAGTAAATATCAAAAGTTCGAGGCTGTCACAATACACCGCGAAGAGATTAAAAACGCTCCTTATAACCCTCGTAAAATATCAGATTCAAACAGAAAAAAATTGAGAAACAACCTTAAAACAAAAGGTTTTCTTGGGGGAATAGTCGTTAATAAGAACACCATGAACTTAATAAGTGGGCATAAAAGATTAGAAATATTAGATTCATTGGAGAGAAAAACAGATTACGAGCTTACGGTCGATATGACCGATATGACCGATAAAGAGGAAAAAGAACAAAACATCTTTTTTAACAACCAATCGACGCAAGGGGAATTTGAAGTCGATTCTCTTAAATCGCTTTTAGATGAGGTGGATTTATTTGCAACGGGCTTTGATGAGGTAGATTTAGTTGTTTTTGATATTGACCTCCACGAATTTGACAACGAAACAGAAATTAATCAGAAACAAAAAGCCACTTCCGAAGAAATTGCCGCAATGAAGAAACGGAAAAAAGAACACAAAGATAAGTCGATGCGTGAAAGCGATACAAATTTTTTTATAGCGGTAATCTTCCAAACATCCGAAGAAAAAATCCGCTTCATGAACAAATATAATTTAGGCTTAAACGAACAATATATCAAAGCTGAACACTTCTTAAAACTGTTAGGCGTGAAATGAAAAAAGATAAAAAAAACATAGACGAAAATATAAAAACAGTACGTATTGATTGGGCAAGGAATCAAGCGGTAATTCAACAGGCATATATTGAGTTAATCAGATCACTTAAAAGATGCCCAACAGTTTTAGAGGTATCGCAAAAAGTTAATCTATCAATTAACGCTATTGACCGGCATATTAAACAAATGAAATTTCAGCCTCTGCAAAGTCCTATGAGAAGTCTAACCCCGGACGTGTTGGCTTCGATTTACAATTCAGCACGCAAAGGACAATCAGCAAGCCAGAAACTTTGGTTACAAGTTATGGAAGGATGGAGCGAAACACAGGTCTTAGAGTTTAAGAATTCAATAACTGATTTAGTTAGAAAAGCAAATGAAGCATCTTAATGTTAACCGAAGCCGAATTAGTAACCGTTCAGAAAATAAAAGACCCGCTATTCATGGCAATGAAAGTTCTTGGGGTGAAATACTTAACCGAAGATCAAATAGAAATTATCAAAAGTGTATGGAACAATAAATATACAAGCGTTCCATCAGCGCACAGCGTAGGGAAAACGTTTATCGCCGCAGTAATCATATTAGCCTATCTTTTATCCCAACAAGACACAATCGTCATAACAACCGCTCCGACATTAAAGCAAGTAAGAGATTTGCTATGGAGAGAAATAGCACAGCTTTACCGGAAAGCGCCTTACGCTCTTGGTGGTAGATTAACACAGCTTTATTATGACATTGACGCTAAATGGTATGCTTCCGGTATTGCAGTAGAGAAAGGGAAAGAGGAACAATCAGCCGTAAACTTCCAAGGGTATCATTCAGGACGCGTCCTGGTGGTGGTAGACGAAGCATGTGGAGTTCACCCCGCTATTTGGGGTGCAATAGACGGAATTCTAAGTAACGAACAAGCGCACATCTTAGCGATCGGGAATCCCTCAATGATTAACACCCCTTTTTATAAACACACAAAAGAATCTAAATGGAACACGATTAACATTTCAGCACTAAACCATATTAACGTAGTTCAGAAAAAAGAAATAATTGAAGGCGCTGTTTCCTATTCATGGGTAATTGAAAAGTTAAAAGACTGGTGCATTGAAGCAAACGAACACGATCCACAGCAAGATACATTTGAATTCGAGGGGAAAATATATCACCCAAATAATTTGTTCCGGTGGAAAGTCTTAGGCAAGTTCCCGAAGGATAACGAAGAGGGATTAATTTCTTATTCGTCAATTCAAACAGCAATGAATTCAGAGAAGATAAAAGGATTTTCTCACTCTAATTTTTCTATTGACGTTGCCCGGTTTGGCGAAGATTCAACCTGCTTTACTTACGACCACGGAAACAATTATACCCAAGAACTATTCAAAGGCTTAGACGTGGTACAAATTGCCAATAAAGCGATTGACCGGATTAAGATACACCGACCGATTGATTGTGATGGAATCGGAAGCGGTGTTTTTGATATACTGAAAAGCAAACGGAACAATGATGAAATATTTATCATTAATGAAGCCGGAGAAAAAGAGTATTTAGATTTTCAAATAGTCTCTATCCAGTCCGGTAGAAGTCCATTAGATTTTTCGGGTGGTAAAAAAGTAGTGAATAGATTTCTCAATATTAGATGCCAAATGTATTGGCAGTTAAGACTTGACTTACCTATGCTGAATATTCCAAAAGATGAGAAATTAGAAGAGGAGTTATTATCGGTAGATTACGAAACTCCCCGCGGGATTATCACAGTAACAAAGAAAGAAGAGTTGAAACCAAAGTTAGGGAGATCCCCCGATAGAATGGATTCTCTTGTTTACTGTAACTGGTTAAAGTACGTTAAAGAGAAACGATTAAAAGCGATGGATCGAATTTGATTGTATTAAAAAATATGATTATTCAACAGTTTATTTTATTTACATTTGCAAAAAAGTTGGAGTAGATTTTGAACACCTCAGAGATAAATGCGATTATAGATTACGGCAGTAATTTAATTATGTCCTCAATCTTTAATGACCTCATAAAAGAACATGGGAAAGCAAGAGTAGGAACTACCGACAATCCCGGTTTAGAAAAGAAATGGAAAGAGTATGATGGAGATGTCAGTATCTTAACCCGCAAACTCCCGATAGGCACACCTGAACATAAATCAAATAACAAGCTTCGTAATGACTACCGTTCGATGATAGTTGACCAAGGGGTGACTTATTTTATCGGTAATCCTGTTAGCACAAGTCTAAAAGGTGAAGAACCAAAAGGCATTGCAATGTTAGATAAGTTCCAAAAGACTAACGATGTAGAGGACTTAGACCTTGGAACAGCTATCTATAATGCGGTTTGTGGTTATAGCGGTAGATTGTTCTATATCGATAAATCGGGCGAAGAAAGAGCAATGAACTTACCACCTTGGGAAGTAATCTTTGTTTATGATAAAACCACCGATGAACTTCAATATGCTTTAATCTATTACAAGATGAAAATAGTAACAGTTGGTAAAGATACTGTTGAGATAACCAAAGTTGAATGGTACGATAAGAACAAAGTTTATTACTACATCGAAACAGGGAATCCGGGAAGTGTCCCAGGAACATATTTCACGTTAGATAAATCAGAAGTCAATAACCCTCAACCTCATGGATTTACCGGAGTGCCATTAGTCGAGTTCTTAAACAACAATTCAAAGAAGGGAGATTTCGATAGAGTAGAGGACTTAATAGACGGTTACGATAGGATAGTTTCTGATTCACAAAACGAATTGGAAGACCTAAGAAACGCTTATATGGTATTCAAGGGATTAGTGCCGGGAGATAAAGAAATGGCACAGGCTAAATTAACCGGTGCATTTGGAAGTGAAGATCCCGACTTTGATGTATCGTTCCTTACAAAAGAATTGACTGGTACATTCCACGAGAACCATAAAAAGACTTTGAACGATAACATTTACCGATTCTCCAAAAGAGTTGATATGAATGATGAGAAGTTTTCCGGTGCTACTCAATCGGGAGAAAATAGAAAGTGGAAAATGTTAGCACTTGAAAATGATGCAGTAATGAAAGAGCGCAAATTCACTAAAGCACTAAGAGCACAGTACAAACTATTATGTAGTTCATGGACGAAGAAAAACGTTACGGTAAACTACCTCGACATAAAATATCAATTCACAAGAAAGTTACCAACTGATTTAGAATATTACGCGACTATCGTAACACAGTTATTTGGCAAAGTGCCTACTGAAATCCTTTATTCGATATTACCGTTTATTGAGAACCCCAAAGATGCAGTAAAAATGATGGAGGAAGAATTAAAAGGAGAAATCAATTTAGACAGTTACAACCAACAAGATGAAAACCAAGATCAATGAGCGTAAACTCTGATATAAAGAAATTGTTACTGCAAGGGGATAACCTTAACGAAGCATTAATAAAAAAGTATGAGAAGCAGTTAGTAGCTCTATACCAAGAATCATTGAAGAACGTGCGCTCTGAAATTGCTAACTTATTTGCTAAATATGGAGATGAAATAGATTACTCAAAAGTAAGAGGTGCAAGACTCCAAGGGTTACAAAGAGAAATCTTCAACGAACTTAACAAACTGAAAAACTCCAAAGAAGTTATAAAAGAAGTAGTACAAAGAGGACACGTAGAATCATATTCCTATACTTCATTTGCATTAGAGAGAACTCTACAAGTTGATTTGAACTTTTCGATGTTACCAAGCAACGCAATCCAAGCCGCGACATTTAACCCTTACGATAAAATAAAATGGAGCACACGAAACTTAGTCAACATTGAATCAATGAAAAACAGCGTCCGTAAAGAAGTTACAAAAGGTCTTATCAACGGTTCCGGTTATGGAGACATAGCAAAGAAGATCACACAGCAGTTAAATATCGGTGCAACAAAAGCGGTAAGAATCGCATGGACGGAAACAGCAAGGGCACAGGAAGCCGGGAGATTAGCTTCCATTGATGAATCGATAGGTTACTCAAAAGAGTTCGGTATGCAGACCAAAAAGGTTTGGAACGCAACATTAGACGGAAAGACCAGACCTAACCATGGAGCTATGGACGGAGTGTCAACAGACGATACCGGAAAGTTTATATTCACCACTATGGACGGTACAACGCTTTACGTTGCAGGTCCACACTTAACCGGAACAACCGACGATATTGCGTGCCGCTGTTATACTTCATTAGAGTTTGATAACATACCTCCAAAAGTCAGACGTGATAACATCACAAAAGAAGTAATCCCCTACAAAACCTATAATGAGTGGAAAAGTGCTAAACTATCCAAGGACGAAGCATAGACAGCAATATGCAAGTACCCCTACATGAATATAATCGCTCAGACCTCACGTAATGCACGCTACATCAATAATTAAGGCATAGATGCTAATATGATTAAACTCTCCCTCTCAATGATTGTAAAAAACGAAAGTAAGAACATTGAACGATGTTTGAAATCCGTAGAAGGTTTAGTAAATGAAATCGTCATAGTCGATACCGGATCCACCGATAAGACCATTGAAATAGCAAAGTCTATGAATGGAAACGTATTTACCGAAACCATTGAACCCTTTAGCTTTGCAAAGGCAAGAAACTTAGCACTACGAAGATGTATAGGTACTTGGATATTACACCTTGACGCTGACGAAGAGTTAGACCCGGACTCTATCGAAATCATAGAAAAGATAATTGAGGCAGACGATCCAAAAGGTTATATCTGTAACCTCATTAATAAACTTCCTGATGGAGATTTAGGATATTTCAAGTCATGCAGACTATTTAAGAACAACGAAAAAGCGTATTACATAAGAGACTGTCACGAAGAAATAAGTTACTCACTTTTCAAGTTGGGATATGAGTTAGCCGAATCAGAAATTAATATTATTCATCATGGGTATAATGCTCCAGACGAAGTGATAAAGAATAAAGCAAACCGGAACTTAGAACTACTACTAAAAATGTACACCGTTAGTCCCCACTGGATGACCGCTTATCAGATAGGACAATCATATATTGCCTTGGGGATATTTGGGAAAGCAAAACGCTATCTGAAAACAGCTATTGAAAGTCCTCACATCGATCCCCAATTCAAAAGAGAAATTGTCAACATCTTAAACCAAATATAGATTAGCACGATACTTGCTATAAGCAACTTGTCAAATATGCCTTAAAATACTCGCATTAGAACGAGTTTCGTATATAAAATATCCTTTGAAAACCACGCAAAAACGCATGATTCCCGAAAAGGGGTATACATACACGCCCCTTATCGAATTATTGAGAATTTGAGATAAAAACGCAACATTATTAAAATGAGTTCGTGGCTCTGAACGCATCCTTGTTCGTATTATTTTTTATTTGAATGTTGGAAAGCGTATAGCATAACTCGTGCCGAAAAAATATTAAAAATAATTAAAATTTATCTTGACAAAAAATCAACTTTGTATTATCTTTGAGATGTAAATAAAAAACATTTTATAACAATCGGAGATAGTAAAATGACAATCATTATCAACAGAGAAACCTGCCCCAAAACTTACCAAGAGGCAAACCGACATTTAGACTATGGTGGTTCGCTGATGCCATTTGCGAGTTTCGCAAGTAAGGACAGTGAAGAAGTTAAACGAATCGAAATAATGAAAAGCCACGAGTTACTTAAATGTGGTGGTTGCAAATCATGTGCTCCAAAAGAAAGGGGAACAAAATGACAACCCAAGCAGAAGACGTTTTGACAAAGCTCGATAGCATAAAAGAGCAAATAGAAATCCTCGAAACTAACGGTGAATATCTTTCCTCATGTTGCCAAGCAAGACGATATGAAGAATCAGACATTTGTATTCACTGCGGAGAGCACGCCGAATTTATCAACACAAACCAAGAGGACATTGACGAACTAACCTTAGAGCTAAAAGATGCAAGTGTAATATGTGATTATTGCAATGGCGAAGGAGAAGTTCCTGACGATAGCAGACGGTTAATATCAATAGACCCTCCGGTAAAAACGTGCAGACATTGCCAAGGAGTAGGAATAGAATGAAAAACATCGGATATTGTAGAGCATGTAACGCTCCCATAGCGTTCTTGAAGACAAAGAAAGGCGGAAATATGCCGGTTGATATTAATTCCGTTAGCAATGAAGAGAAGCAAAAACTCATTGATTACGAAGACGTTCCGTTTGAATACGGCAGACATATTTCACACTTTGCAACGTGTCCTAAAGCAAAGGAATTCAGAAAGGGAAAGAAATGAACGCGATAATAACAAAACACAAACTTGATTTTGAAATGTGTCTATGGCGCTTATCTGATTTATCTAAGCAATTGGTTGATTCCCTAAACCTTAAAGATGATAATAAATATCCAGACATACCATGGCTTCTTTATCGTGTCGGTACATGCGAAGGACAATATAGAATGACACCAGAGGCTTATGAAATTTTAAGCGTTATAAATAAAGAACCAGGGAATGGACATCTTACAGATTTATTGGAATGGTTTGAATACGCTTGCAAGAGGACAAAACTCCCACTAAGAATTTTATCCTTTACTAACGAAGGATTCAAAAACCATTTGATTAACAAGAAGGGCTTTCATCCTATTGGGGAAAACGATGTTGAAATATTTTACAATGGAAAGAGAAAATGAACAAGCAATTAACAAACACTATTTTGCTAACGTGCATGGTGTTATATTTTCACGGCACAATCATAATTCTAAACTAATAAAAGGAGATAGCAATGAAATCAATATCCGATATAATGAACGAACAGATGACCATTGAGGCAATATGGTTAGACAGACCGGTCGTAACTAACGAAGGAATGAGAGTAAGGATAGCAAAAGATATGTTAATCTGTGTTGAGGACGGCAAGATAAAAGAACAAGGGAATTTTACTCACCGGATAGTGGAGTGCCACGGTACTCTTTTATCACAAGAGTTAATGATTACAGCTAAGAACTTGAAAACACTACAAATAGAAAAGGTGGTATTATGAACTATCCGATAAGCGTAGCGAGAGCATCTCACATCAAGGGATGCTCTCGACAAGCTATTTACGATAACCGGGATAAATTTAATTGGGCTGACGGTAGAATCGTTATAGACGATGCTTTTACCAACTGGAACCCTAAGAGGAAGTTGAACACAGCAAAACCAAAGGAGATAAATAAAATGAGTAAACAGCTAATGGAATTTAGCGTACATACCCCAAATTTTCTAAAAGAAATTTCGGACTATGCTATCCCGCAAACTTCTGGTGTTTTATTTATACCGTTAAATATCTTTAGGGGACTGTTATTAAAGGTAGCAGAACGTGCATCTAAGTTAAATGACCCGATATTGAACAAATTAATGTGCCAACTAACCCTATATGATGTTGCAGACCCATCATCAAAAGATTATTCAATAAAGATATTGAGCGAAATAAAAAAGGCAGCTAAATTAATGGAAGAAAAGGAGAAGTAAATGGATAAGCTAAAACAAGATGAATTGCAGAAAGAGTTTGAAGAAATAATCGGGTACAAAACTGGTGCAATATTAAGTTTATTTGAGTATAATAAGAATGTTATGTACATAAACGAGAAAGCAACACCCGATTTAGACACCGCAAAACTTTGGCAATGGTTTGAAGAGAAGCTGAAAGCTGAACGGAAGCAAGCCTTTGATGATGCGATAGGGATTTGTGAGACATTCTTAGAGTGTGTCGAGGTAATAGCAATTAAACAAATGTTAATCGAAGAAAGAGACAAGCCATGAATGAGAAACTAAAACAACTGATTGAGAAGTCTAATATTACCGATATGAGTGGTACAGAAATAGCATTGCAAGCCTTCTCCCTCGGTCAACAAGACATGAGAGAGAAAGCAGAAAAGATTTGTGATAAAGAAAAAACAAAACTGCTGAAGATTAAAGCTTCAGAAGGGAGGGACGAGGAGATAATATCAAAAATGAGTGTGCTGAATTTCGTTAAATCCCAAATTCAAAAGGCTGAATGATGAAGCCTATAACCAAGAATCAACAACGCTGTTTAGATAAGTTGGATTATAAATGGAGATCCGCTTATGAACTCAATGAGAACTTAAACACCTTAAATAGTTTGCATAAAAGAGGGATTGTAGTGTGCAATGCCTTACAAGGTTCATACTTCTTTCCCCGAACAAATATAGTTTGGAAACTTAAAAATCAATGGATTAAACCAAAAGGAGAATGAGATGGATAAAGAGTTTGCGGAAATACTAAAAGATAAAAGGGAATATTACGGGAATACAGAAGCCGCAATAGAATTCGCTGCAGAAGAATATGCTAAACAGTTCGGAAAGTATAAAAGCATCTATGCCCTTAAACTTGGGGATGAGTGTAAATATGATAAAGAGCCCGATATGTTTTTTATAAGCCGGTTGACCTTCAACCTCGTTGAAGGCACGGTTACTGCCGATATAAATTCTAAATTTAAAGATTACAAAAATATTGATGCAACAAAATTAATTGTATTGAATAACTGTAAAAATATGTTTTGTCCCTAAAGATTAGTCCATATCACAAAAACAATACCCGCCCCGGCGGGTTTTTTATTGCCCTCAAAACTTTACATTCCCCTCCTAAAATGCCCTTTTGCTTTACAAATAAAAAATATACTTAAGTTCACTTGTATTAAAAAATATGTTTCCTCCCAAAATACCCCTACTTATATTCACACCGGAAATAATTATTAATTTATAAAAGAACGATTTGGAGTAACTAACGAATCGGTCAAGGAGTCCAAAATGAAGTTGTCTCAATTCAAAATAAGGAAAGTCGGTGATGGTGAACCTGAACTTGAAAAGGTTGCTGAATTTATTTTAGCAAACAATTCAAGCGATAAAGTTGTAGGGTTTCTTAACAAAGTAAGACCGTTAAACGAAGACGTTGTAAAAACGTTTTTGGAAACGGAAGACGGCAAGAAATTCGCCACAAGAGTATTCGATCAAAGAGTAAATGATGCAGTAAGAACACACGATGATAAATTCACGCGGGAGAAACTGCCTAAGTTAGAATCAGAGATCAAAGAAAAACTTATCAAAGAGTTAAACCCTAAGGAAACACCGGAACAGAAATCTCTCCGAGAGATGAAAGAACAGATTGACAACCTTTCAAAAGAGAATAGAACTAACAAACTACGAGCGTCCGCACTTGAAATTATAAATGAAAACGGATTACCTTTCGCCAAGGTAGTGGATAAGTTCATAGCGGAAGATGAAGAAAGCACTGTTGCTAATATTCAAGCGTTTAAGAAAGTTTTTGATGAAGCAGTTAAAGAAGCTGTTACCAAGGCAATGGCTAACGGAAACGGCAGGAACCCCGATTCAAGGGGAGATCACAAACCCGAACCATTAGAAACTCAACTTGACAACGCTAAGAAGTCTGGTAATTTGTTAGAGCAAATCCGAATTAAAAATTTAATTTCAGAAGAGAAACAAAAGCAAAAATAAAAATATTATTGAGGAAAAAAATGAAAGATTTCTTTAGAAAAAAAGTTGGTACTGATGGAACGATTTGGAATTTACCAAATTATGACGGTGAACTATTCACAGCGTCAATAGTTAAAACTCCGTTTCTGTCAGCTATCGGTGGATTAAACGGTGGGAAACAAACAAACAACTTTGAATTCCCTACTTCGTCTTTGTACACAATCGATGCCGCGGCACAACCGGCAATCACTGAAAACCAAGCGATCACTGGCGCAACAGCCGGACAAGCCGCGCGAACCCAAGTCAAAAACGTAACTCAAATATTCCAAGAAGCAATTAGCGTATCTTACGTTAAGTTATCGAACCAAGGACGTTTGAGCGGTATTAATTCCGTTGGTGCTCAAAACAATGCAAATGATGAACTATCATTCCAACAGATGGTTAAACTCCAAAAGATAGCTCGCGATGTCAATTACACTTTCCACAACGGAGCTTACGCAATTTCAACAACCGCTGATGTAGCAAACGCAACACGCGGTATGCTTGAACTTTGTGCATCGGGTAACACAGTAGCCGCGGGTGGTGCATCAATATCAAAAACACTCATGAAGCAGATACTCCGAACTATGTTCGCGGCAGGTGCAACGTTCAATAATCTTGTAATTTTCTGTAACGCTTTTCAGTTACAGTCTCTTTCAGAGATATATATGTACGCTCCTACCGATAGAAATGTCGGTGGTGTTCAAATGAAACAGTTAATGATGGATATTGCAGGGAACGTAGGTGTTATTCTGGATTCAGATATGCCGACAACCACTGTTGGTTTATATGAAATGTCCGTTATCGCTCCTGTATTCCAACCTGTTCCAAGTAAAGGTAACTTATTCTATGAACCACTTGCTAAAACGGGTGCGGCTGAAAAAGGTCAGTTGTTCGGACAAATCGGACTCGATCACGGACCTGCATTCATGCACGGTTCAATCACTGGTTTAGCTAACTCTTAAAAGGAATGGTGAAAAAATGAAAATCAATGAATTAATAGGCTTATCGCCTGAATTGAGAACAGCGCTTTCGAACTTTCAAACCGAAGGCGGACTTCCGTTTATTCGTGGTACTTGGTTCTTTGTAGACCCTTATCAATCTACATTGCCATTTGCTAACGCAAGCGGTCAAGTCTTCACTGAACTGCAAGATGCTTACGATGTTTGCGTTTCCGGTAGAGGTGATGGAATCTGTGTTTTAAGTGCAGGGACAGGCACTGCGAGCCAAACAAGCTCATATCTCCGTCAATCGCTTGCATGGTCAAAGCATGGGATTACAGTTGTCGGTATTGCGGCTCCGGTTTCAATGTCTCAAAGAGCGAGAATAGCAAACCAAGAAAAAACAACCGGTTCGATTACTACACTATCGTTTGATGATACGGATGGTGTCTATACGATTAATCGGTCAAGCGGTTCGTTCGTTACTAACGGTTTTGAAGTTGGTATGAAAATACAAGTTGCTACGACTTCAACAACTAACGACGGTAATTATACAATTACAGCCGTTGCGGCTTTATCCCTCACGGTCACCGAAGCAGTAACAGACGAAGATGCGGCAACAGCCGGAGCAACAACTATTGCATCTTATAACCCCGAAATGATAGTTGTCTCTGGATCAAATAACGTGTTCCTAAACTTACAGGTTGCTAACTTTTCGAGTAACGCCGGCGCATTAGGCGGTGTTAAAGTAACCGGGCACAGGAATTATTTTGGTAATTGCCATATTATTGGTGCCGGTAACGCAACACCGGGCGCAGTTGCTACTGCTTATCATCTCAAACTTGACGGCGGGCAGGAAAATACATTTGAGAGATGTGTTTTTGGTTCTGATTCGTTTCTTTGGGCTGCGGCAAGCGGTGCGATTGTGTTTGATACGAATACATGGCGCAATCGTTTTTATGATTGTGAAGTCCTCGTTTATTCTGCTACTGCCGGTCAAGGAGCAATTAACATTACCGATGCTACTTCCATTGAGGGTGTAGTAGTTTTCAAAAGATGTACATTTATCCTTTGGAACGAAAACGGAATCGGTTTCTCAACAGCATTAGTTATTGGAACGAAGCCAACATCAGGACAATTATTGTTTGACGGTAGTTCCGAATTAGGCTGGTCGGCATGGGGAGCAACAGGATTATCTGGAGGCATTTATATTGTCAATTCAGATGCTACTGCTTCTGGTGCCGGTGGTATCGCAACAACTGTAGCATAAATAAACTAACGAGCGGTAGAAATACCGCTCACTTTTATAAAGGAAAGTAAAATGAAATTCAAAGGCAACGGAAGTTTGTACAATGGCAATACTGGAAAGTTCTATGAGTTCGTTAATGGCGAATACGAGACGGAAGATCAAACAGCAATTGCTCACTTGAAAGCTAACGGTTTCGGTGAATTAGAATCAGAGACAATAACCAAAGCGGAAATTCAAACTGACAATGAAATCGAAGTTGAAGAAACGCAAGAGGTAAAGGTTAATGATTGGGCACAATTAAAACGAGATGCAAAGGCATTAGGAATACACGTTCACGGTAAGACGAGAGAACAGTTATTAAAAGCGATAGCTGAAAAATGATTACCAAGACTGAAATAAAAGCGGTATTGGGATTTTCAGATACGACTTACGATGCTCGTATCTCGGCGTTATTGCCTTATGTGAAGAGTTGGGTTCTCGGCTATATCAATAATGATTTTGAAGTCAAAAGAAAATACCCGATTGACTACATTGATGAAAGGTTCGCATCCAAAGACGTTATTTATCTATTCACTAATACGATCCAGTTCTTTGGAAATGTAGCAGGCGTTTCTGCAGGATATTTAACTGATTCAGATTCTAACTTTGTCAATGCAGGTTTCCGGGCAAACTTCGATTTAAGAGTTCAAGACTCAATGTACAACGATAAGGTTTATTCGATTAGCACAGTAGCGGCGGGTACGTTGACTGTTGACATTAGTGAAACAATGACAACGGAAGACCCTAACAGCTACTATATTTATCTAACCTTATGCAAGTGGCCTGATGGAATAGTTATTCCTATGGCAAAGATAATTGACATTGAACTCCATAAAATGACTACTCAATCAATTAATGTTGAAGCAAAGATAAGCGGAGACTATCCCAAGGACATATTAGCGCAATTCAAACCATGGAAACGTCCTGTGTTCATTTAAGGCATGTCGTAGTACTCATAATGAATTAAACGTGCTCAGAACGCGGCTAATGCAGTAAGAATAAGGAATTAAGGCGACTTTGGAAAAGTTCAAACAAAATAGAGACCCTAACGACATAGTCAATAGTATGCTTTTCAAGAAACTAAACTTAGCAGGACAGTTCCTGGTAGGAGTTTCGAGAGCTTTAACCCCGGTTAAAACTGGTAGGCTTAGAGGTGCTACTGATTTCAAGGTAACGAGAAACACGTTAAGAATCGGCAATAATGTTGAGTATGCGCCTTATGTTGAATTAGGTACTAAACCTCATGTGATCCTCCCGGTCAATGGAAAAGCTCTATTTTGGAAAGGTGCGAAACACCCTGTAAAAAAGGTTAATCACCCCGGAACCAAAGCACAGCCTTTTCTTATGCCTTTAATTACAAACTATAAAACTGAAATAATTAGTATTTTATCATCATGATTGCACAGGTAGAGACACAAATTGAAACGACGTTAAAGACGATAACAGTGGTTGCAAGTTCGGTTTACACTGATAAAGCTCCATATAATGTTATTGACCCTTACATCGAAGTGTCTTACCCAACAGGACAGAATGATTATGACAGCATGAAAACATATCCGCAAGGTGTTGTTCAAGTGGCAGGTTATAGTCGGACAAAAACAACGGTACAAACATTAGAAGCGTCTGTATTATCTAAGTTAGATAGACAGACGTTGACAATGACAAATTATAAAATGTTCAACATACTCTTACAGTTTCGAATGCAAGACGAACTTGAAGGAGTTTATTTTTTCATACATCAATATCAATACGATATTGAACCAACATAGGAATTAAAACAATGGGTAAAGTAGCAGGAAAAGATTTAGTTTTCAAGTTGGGCACAGGTGCCAGCTTCTTAGCAACAGTCGGTATCTTCGACCCCTCAATAGATGAAGGTGCATCAGAGATTGACGTTACTGATTCATCAAGCACAGCAAAAGAGTATTTAGCAGGTTACCCTGATCGCTCAATATCATGGTCTAAGTGGTATTCCGATGCTGACACACCGGAAGCCGTAGGCGACACAGTATATTTCTCATGGAAAGCCGGTTCAAAGACCTTTAGCGGTGCTATTGTAGTAACAGGACGCAAAGTCGGTGGTTCAAGAGACGACGCTCACCGTTACGATTATTCAGGTCGTATTTCAGGAGCATTAGCATTTGCCTAAGACTAAGTTAATTGAGATATTCGGAGAATCCGTTCAACTAAGTGAGAGATATACAAAGGACATAGCGGTATCTTCTCTCATGGAATTGAACGGAAATTCCACAATCCGGAACATTCAGGTAATAGCTATTGTAGTTCATGACGGATTAAAGTATGCTATAAAGTCGCTGAAATGGTATCAACTAAGAAAGCACATAGTCTATCGATGGAAATTCAGAATCAAATATCTTATAAGTAATTTGTCTTTTAATTCAGAGTTACTCGTTCTATTCAAGGCAGTACATTTACTTGAAGGCAACGACTTGGATAAAATACAAGACGAAGAAAAAAAAAAGATAACTCAAACTTTGACTTCCAACTTGGAATAGACTTAATAAAGCATATCTACAACTGCAAAGAATCGGAAATCCTTAGTCTTCCGATTTCCGAATATAACAAGAAACTTGGTAGAGCTATAAAGATAGGTGCATTCCTATCGGGGAATGGAATTGATTTTGAAGATAAGGTAAAAAAGATTGACGATGAATACCAACAACTTAAAGAAATCGGATATTTATAATGAGTAAAAGCGAAAAATTAGGAAGCATGTATGTTGATATAGTTGCAAAAACTGCAACTATCGAAGCGGAAATGAAGAGGCTCACTAAGAAAATTGAAGGCGATGCAGAAAAGGCAGGCAAGGGTTATAGCAATATGTTCAATAAAGGCATGCAGTTAGCAGGTGGTTTTATTGGATTACAAGCCGCAATAAATTTCGGTAAGAAAATAATAGATACTGCATCACAATTTGAACAGCTCAAAACACGTTTAACCTCCCTCTATGGAAGTGCTGAAAGAGCAACAGAGGTGTTTGACCATTTTAAGAAAGTTGCTTTTACAACCCCGTACACGTTAAAAGGTGTAGTCGAAGCTGGTGCAACTATCAAATCGTTTGGTATGGATGCTGAAAAAAGCATAAAACCTGTTGCAGATTTAGCCGCTTATATGGGGCTTGACGTTGTAGAAGCCGCTTCCGCTGTTGGACGTGCCTTTGCCGGTGGTGTAGGAGCCGCGGACGTGTTAAGGCAAAGGGGTGTACTAAATCTTATAAAATCATTCAAGGGAATTGATGACTTAACAAAACTTACCTTACCTCAATTCAGAGAAGCCTTAAACGATGCAATGGTTTCCCCTACCCTTGGCATCGCCGGTTCTACCGATAGACTTTCCAAAACTTGGGCAGGTGCTTTTTCTAATATGATGGACTCGTTAGATAAGTTTGCTAATATGATTGGTAGCAAATTAATGCCAATGTTTAGTCCGATTATTAAAACAGTAATGAACCTGGTTGACAGTTTTACAAAAGAAGAGGACGCTGTTGCGGCAGTAACAAGAAAAGGTCAAGAACAAATTGCTAAATTTAATGTCTTAGCGAATCGTTATGAAATATTAGCTCAAAAAACAAAACTTGCTTCGGACGAAAAGAAAATACTGACGGAAACGATTAATGAAATGCAACGTCTTTACCCTAACTATTTCAAGAATATTGACTTAGAAAAAGGGAAATTCGAGGATAGCCAAAAAGCGATTGATAAAGCTCGTGGGAGTTTGGAACAATATTTAGAGGCTCAAATCAAATTTGCCTTAGCTCAAAAGAATATGGACGAGCTGGTAAAGGTTAGCGAAGAATTGTATAAAGCTCAAAAAGCATTAATTGATTTACAAGCTAAACCAGGTTATAAAGTAAAAGAGGGTGATGATGCAATTCTGAACCATGAAGCAAGATTAAAAACCGGTATGGAAACAATCCTAAACGGTCAAATAAAGATTTATGGAGATAAGAAAAAGAAGCTCACCGATTTAATTGCAGATTATAAAACACAAGCTGAGGCAATAATGGGGCAAATCCTCCCTCCTTCAACCATACTTAAAACAGGGGGGACAGGTACGACTGGTGGTGGTTCTACCGATAAAAGCGTTTATGACAGAGGACGTTATTTCCAAACCCAAGACTTAGCGGACGAATTAACTCCGTCAATGGAAATACAACCGATAGGAGAGGGTAGAATAGGCAGTGTCCAGGAGATTGCAAAGCCGGAGTTATTAGTAGAAACCAACTTAGAAATGGAAGCTATGGTTGCTTATACGGATGCCTTGAATTCTGGTTTTGAGAATGCAGGGAGTTCCTTAGCAAGTAGTATGGGACAAGCCGTAACTGTTTTTAAGACTGCAAACTCATTACTCCAACAGTACATAAATTTATTAGTTCAATCAGTTGTACAGTCAATCGCTTTAGCCGCGATAACGAAGTTTATTACAACTCCGGTTTTAGGCTTTCTTGGACTTGGAGCGGCGGACGGTGGAGAATTTGTCGGTACTTCAAATGGAGTAAAGAAAATGGCTAACGGTGGTTCGTTTACTGTACCGGCAGGGTTCAATAACGATAGTTACCCTATGTTTGTACAGAGTGGAGAAAGAGTTTCCGTAACACCGGCAAACCAAACAGGGAACCAAGATAAATTATTAAGCTCAATGTTACAGCGTTTAGACGTTATGAATATGCAGTTAATGACTGGTGGTAAAGGTTCAATGAATGTAAATGTTCAGGGAGAAATAGGAAACGATGCAATATACATTTCCAACAAAAAGGAAGCTAAAAGAGTTGGGAGATTAGGTTAATGGCT